ACTCGTACTACATCGTCGCGCCACCCGCGACGCTGCAGGCGGCGATCGCGCACATCGGCAAGTCATCCACCATCACGCAGGCGCTGCGGCGGGAGTCTCGTGCGCTCGAGCGCGAGCGGTGGACGCTGGCCGAGCGCGACCTGATCCGGCTTGCGGCGATCTCGCGCAGGCATCATTTGGCATACCGAAACGATTCATGTACAGTTACCGAACGGGCTAGGAAAGGTCGCCCTCGCCCGGCTCAATGACCAGCGACCGCAAGGAGAGATCATGTCAGAGACAGCAAGCAAGGTCAGCGCGGCGCTCGTCGCCGCCCAGTCGGAGATCGGCAACGTGCCGTTCGACAGCGTGAACCCGCACTTCGGCTCCAAGTTCGTCAGCCTCGCCGGGGTGCTCGCGGCGGTCAAGCCCGTGCTCAACCGTCACGGCATCGCGCTCATGCAGCCCGCCGCATCGGAGGGCGGCATCGTCCGGGTGCAGACGGTTTTCCTGCACACGAGCGGCGAGCAGATCGCCTTCCCGCCGCTGACGATGCCGATGGGCGACAAGGCCAACGCGCAGAACTACGGCTCGACCGTGACCTACCTGCGGCGGTACTCGATCTGCGCCGCGCTCGGCATCGCAGGCGAGGAGGACGACGACGGCAACGCCGACGCCACGATTCGGGGCTCCACTCCAGCAAAAGCCGGAGCGCCCGCCGCGCGGCCGAGCAAGCCCGCTGCGCCCTCGAAGCCGCAGACGGCACGCCGAGCCGACCACGTGCCAGCCAAGCCCGCAGCGCCCGCGCCTGCCCGCTCTATGGGCGTGGACGTGATCGGCACGGTGGTCTACGTCAAGAGCGAGCCGGGAGAGAAGAACGGGAAGCCGTACACGAAGCACCGCATCGGCCTCAAGAAGGTCGGCGAGACGGAGACGACGTGGCTCACGAGCTTCAACGATGCCGTCGGCGAGGCGGCGACTGCCGAGAACAAGACGGGGACCGTCATGTGCGGCATCCTCGGCGGCAAGTCGGGCGACCTGCTGACCGACCTCTTCCCCCAGCAGACGGCCCATGTGCCGGCGGAGGTGACCTTTGGCGAAGAGATCCCGTTCTGACCGGAACCGCGTGAACGTGTGCGCGGACATCGCGGCGACGAGCCGCACGGTCGCGCCAGACCGCGCCATCGAGGCGGCTCGCGTGGCGATCCGGTCGCTCGGCGTCAACCCTGACCGCGCGGCGTCTGCGGTCAGGGAGTCGGACGCGGCATGGGCTCGGCAGGTGATCGCGGGCGTCCTGTACCGGATGAGCCGCGTGAGCCTGCAGCGAGCGGCGACGATCCTGCGCACGCACAAGGCCACGACGCGCGCGCGAATCGCGGCCTTTGAGCGGCTCCCCGACCGCGATGAGGTACTTTCACGAGCACGGCAGGCGCTCTCGAAGATGCCTGCGTAAGTCGAAGCGGGGCCGGGTATGGGTGTCAGAGACGCTTGACGAGCCCAACCCGGCCCCGTACATTCGAGCCTGCAGCGGCGCTAGTAACGCCCTGCGACATGGTCGCGGAGTCCAATGACGCGACAATGCCATCCTACCTCATTGGCATGGAGGCCGCAAATGAGCGAGCCACGTATCTACGGACGGTCCGTCAGTCCCAACAAGCGTTGGGATGTCATGCACAGATTCCAGTTCCAATGCGTCTACTGCGGGCGCACGGCGAAGGACAGCGTTCTCGACGTCGATCATGTCGTGCCGATTGCAGCAGGTGGCACCAACGAGATCGACAACCTCGTGCCGGCCTGTGTTGAGTGCAACATGGGCAAGGGCGCGAAACGGCTTGAGAACCTGCCACGAGCGATCCGGAAGCAAGCCTTCGCGGATGACGAGCAGTATTTTCGTGGATGCTTTGATGGGTGGCTAGTGGCTGGATGCTTACTCGTTCCACCGCTAGACGATCATGACATGGTGTCAGCGGGCTGTGTCTCTCTTCTTTCGCCAAGCCTTAGAGAGATCGGAATGGCTACTTGCCTAGCCAAGGCCGCAGAACTTAGAAACGACGACTCGCTCGACAATCGCGAGCGATTCAGTCGCCTGCTGTTCTGGACAATGGATCACTTTGATGATGAGGAGGTCGCCTGAAATGGCACGAACACGATTGATCAAGCCGGGCTTCTTCTCGAACGACCTTCTCGCGGAGTGCGAGCCGCTGGCGCGCCTGCTCTTCGCAGGGCTCTGGACGATCGTGGACTGCGATGGAAGGACTGTCGATCGGCGGGCTCGCATCAAGGCGCAGGTGCTTCCGTACGACGACTGCAACATTGACGCGCTGATGGGACAGCTCGTTGCGCGTGGCTTTGTGCAGGTGTACGCCGTTGATGGCGTGTCGTACCTGCAGGTGACAGGATTCGCAAAGCACCAGCGCCCGCACAAGAAAGAGACATCGGAGAACCTTCCGGAACCTCCTGCCATGAATGAGGTTGCGACGAGCCGCGGAAATTCCGCGACTAGTACGGGACTTTCCGAGATGAGCCGCGGAGATTCCGGGTCGAGCCCGCCTTTAACCCTTAACCCTTCTCCTTTCTCCCTTGACCCTTCTCCCTTGACCCTTAACCCTTCACAACCTTCGGTTGTTAGCTCCGCGCCGCGCAAGGCGCGCGCGAAGCCGACCGACCCCATCGTCTGGACTTCCGAGTCGAGCTGGGCAGGGATCACGGAAGCCGACCGGGCGGCATGGGCGATCGCCTACCCGGCGGTGGACATCGACCGCGATCTCGTCAAGGCCGACCAGTACCTCCGGTCCAACCCGGCGAAGGCGCACAAGCGCAAGTGGCGGTCGTTCATCACCCGATGGTTCGACCGGACGCAGGAGCGCGGCGGCAACCGGACGGACCTGAAGCCAGCGCAAGCGAACGGAGCAGGGCACGGCTTCCAGCGAACCGGGCCCCACATCCCGCCCGATTGCCACCCGGACGACTTCCAGTTCTTCTGGGATGGCAACTTCCCGAACGTCCCGACGCTCTACAAGCGCCTTGACGGTCGGATCTGCCGCTGCGACACACGGGAGCCTCTCGAAGATTGAAGGTTGCAATCGCGGATAGCCGATGTACACTACCACGCATAGGAGAGACGCCATGACCGAGACGGTCACGCTAAACGACAACATGAAGCTCATCAGCGACAGCTGGCCGAAGCTGAAGCTCAACAACGTGCAGGCGGACGAGTTCCGCGCTGCGCTCAGCGGCCTGCGTCAGGATCGGCTGCGCGAGGCGATCAAGCTCGCCTTCCGCGACAACCAGCGCGAGCCGCGTCTCAAGACGATCCACGCCTTCTACTCGCAGCTCACCGAGTCCGCGACCTACACGCCGGAGCCTCGCTACACCGGCACGATGACGTGGCATGTCGCGTGGCAGCGCACGTCAAAGCACGGCGTCCCGGGCGCGTGGTACGGGTGCCGGGTGCAGTCGCGGCAGGAAGCCGAGCAGATCGCCAAGGCCAACGGCGGGCGCGTGACGTGCATGAGCAAGGCGGACGACGACGGGGACTACAGCGCGGAGGCGCTGCGTGCGGACGAGATCCGCGCGCGCGACACGCTCGCCGGCCTGTCCCGCAACCAGATCTCGGCGATGGTCGATCGGCTCCGTTCGATCGGCTTCGTCACGGAGAAGCTGCCAGCCCGACTCTCGGACTGGCCTCGCATGGCCGCGCTGACGGTCTATGCAGAGTACCGGAATCAGCAGGAGAGACGCTAATGACACGGAGTTACGAACAGTTGGTCGATGCCTACACGGCGCTCGATTCGCGCGACATCGGGAGCAGGGACGGCCTGCTCGACGTGAGGAGCGGCATCAAGGCGCTGCAGGCGAAGCTCAAGGAGTTCGCCGCGGAAGTCGAGGAGGCACTCATCGAGCACATCACCCTCCACGGCGACATCGACATCGGCGACGGCAAGAGGCTGTACGTCGGGACCGAGCGCGGCTACAAGTGCCGGGACCAGCGCGCGACGTTCGTGGCGATCCTCGGCGCGACTGGCGGCGACGAGGCGCTGATGGCCGAGCACCTTGCCAGCGGCGCATGGAAGCCGGGAGCGTGCAAGAAGACGCTTGGCGATTCGTTCGGCGATCACTTCGAGGAGACGGTGGCGCAGGATCTCAAGACGGGCAGCGCCAAGCGCATCGTGAAGATGCACGACCCGGCGTTTGGAGGTGCAGCGTGATTGACATCGCGGAGGATCTGCGCTTCCGTGCCGAGGCCGTGCGCGCGTCGTGGTCGGCCATTCCGCTGCGGGCAGGGACGCCTGCGGTGGACTGGCTCGATCAGGCGATGCGCGACATCGAGCTCATCGAGGCGGCGGCGCAGGTGATCGAAGACCTGCGCGCCGCGCTGCGGCAGGCGCACCGGGACGCGATCGACTCGTCAGAAGAACGTGTAAGTAACTCTTACAGGATGGAGGATCAATGACCGACGGACAGAAGGGCGCAGCCGCGTGGCTGCAGAACAACGGATGGACGGTCGTGATGACGGACACGGGCTTCACGGCGGTCCACGGATACGAGGCGATGGCGATGATCGCCACCGAGCGCAAGACGCAGATCACGTGGACGCCCGGCGACGTGACGTACCGATCGGAGGTCCGCAAGACGGCGACGGTCGGCGTGGTCGTGGAGCTCATCGGCAACGTCACGGGCATGAGGCCGGCGGAGGTGGCATGAGCCTCTTCAACGCAAATGATTCAACGGTCGCGTCGGTGTTTGTCGATCTCAAGCCGTATGAAGTTCGGATGGCATCAGATGTCGGGCGATTGCGCATGACGAGCGCACTTGACAAATCGTCAGCTCCAGCCTTCCCAGAGAGGCACCCCGGTCAGCTTTGGTACGGTCACATCGGAGGAGCGTGCGCAGAACTTGCCGTCGCCAAGTATCTTGGTGTGTACTGGGGTGGTGCTATCGACACCTACAACACGAGCGACATGGAAGGCCATGAGTTTGAGGTGCGGTTCAGCCCAGTCGGCAAGCCGAAGGTGCGCCAGCGTGACACGCGAATGGTGATAGCGGTAGTAGGCAACGCCCCGCAAGTCAAGCGCTTTGAGATTCTTGGATGGCTCTCGCCAACAGAGGCGAGGCGAGATGAGTGGAAGAGCGAAGACCATCCGATCTGCTGGTTCCCTCCGCGCACCGCATGGCGCTCAATCGACACGCTTAAGGTGACGCGGTGAGATATCTGTCCGTGTGCAGCGGCATCGAGGCCGCCACGGTCGCGTGGCACCCGCTCGGGTGGACGCCTGTCGGATTCAGCGAGATCGAGGCGTTCCCGAGCGCGGTGCTCGCGCATCACTACCCGGACATCCCTAACTACGGAGACATGACCCAACATGAGCAATGGCCCATCACCCGAGGTGCAATCGACCTTCTGGTCGGAGGAACACCATGTCAAAGCTTCAGCGTCGCCGGGCTCCGCAAGGGACTGCGCGACCCACGCGGAGGACTCATGCTTACCTACCTTGAGATCGCTCAACGTCTGCGGCCTCGATGGGTTGTCTGGGAAAACGTCCCCGGCGTCCTGTCATCCAACGGAGGAAGGGACTTTGGTTCCTTCCTCGGGGCGCTGGGGGAACTGGGGTATGGGTGGGCCTACCGCGTCTTGGACGCTCAATGGTGCCGAACACACAGGCACCCGAGCGCCGTCCCGCAGCGACGGCGACGTGTGTTCGTTGTCGGATGTCTTGGAGACGGGGGCGCTGCCGCCAAGGTTCTCTTTGAGCGCGAAAGCGTGCAGAGGAATCATCCGGCGAGCGCAACGGCGTGGAAAGGAGCTGCCCCCGATGTTGAAGGCTGCGCTCCAACAGTGTGCAGCAAGTGGGGTCGTACCGGATCTGGCGGACCCGCAGGCGACGAATGCCAGAACCTGTTGCCCCAGTGGTGGGACGGAAGCGAAGCCTCCCACACCTTGACGTGCCGCAATGCGGGAGGGCAGCAGCGCATGCCAGACATTAGCCAATTCACCGCCGTGCTTCAGCCAGTCGTAATTGATCGAGCCGCATTCAACCAAGGCGAGAACGCGCAATACGAGCCGATCATGCGCCATGATGATGCGATGCCATCGATGGTTGCGCGCGGGCCGCACGCGGTATCTCATGCCATGAGCGTTCGACGCCTGACGCCACGCGAGTGCGAGCGGCTTCAGGGATTCCCCGACGACTACACGGCGATCCCGTGGCGCGGCAAGGCTGAAACGCCTGACGGGCCGCGCTACAAGGCCCTCGGCAACAGCATGGCTGTGAACTGCATGGAGTGGATTGGCGAGCGCATCGCCGCACAGGAGGCACGATGAGACTTTCAGAAGATGAAGCGCGCGCTATTTGGGCAGAGATTCACGCGCGGCGCATTCGTGCAGGCTTATGCCCGCAGTGCGGCGCTACGGTCAAGGACAAAGGCTCGTACATGAGGTGCGTCTCGTGTAACTGGGAGATGACGAACGGAAGCTGGGACGATGACGGATGCGTCCGCATGAACGGAGATAAAGCATGACACTTCCCGAGGAAGAGGCCCGTGCCATCGCCGCGACGCGGACATTCCTGTACGCGCTGCTTGATCCACGGCAGACGCCGCGCGTGCCGCGCGAGGTGCGCCAGCGCGCCCGGCGCGTCCTGAAGCACTACCCCTTGCTTCCCGCCGACCCGGACTACACCCCGTGGGCGGAGCGGATAATCACGAAGGGACGCAAGATCGTGGCGAAGCGGCTAAAGCCCGGCGGCTGATCTGCCGATGAAGAGGTCATGCTCACCTACCTCACCATCATCCTCGCGCTCGCCATCAACCCGCCAGCCGGATTCGACCCAACGCCGATCCTCGACGCGATCGAGAAGGTCGAGACAGGCGGACAGCGTGACCCCGCCAACGCCATCGGCGACGGCGGCAAGGCGCTCGGGCCGCTCCAGATCCACAAGGTCTACTGGCTCGATGCCGTCGATCACGACCCCTCGCTCGTCGCCAACGGCGAGACGTACGACAGCGTGCGCGACCGCGCGTATGCCCGCCGCGTGGTCATGGCGTACTGGTCGCGCTACGCGAAGTCGTGGGACGCCGAGACGCTGGCCCGCATCCACAACGGCGGGCCGAAGGGTCACACCAAGCGCGCGACGCTCGGGTACTGGGCGAAGGTCAAGGCGAAGCTCGGCGCTTGACTTGACAGCGCGGCACGCATAGCGACACAATCCGCAGGCGCATGGATGCGCTCACACACACGGACACGACCACGGCGCTCCAGCGCGCCATGCTTGAGGCGATGCAGCGCGCAGCGGAGGAGCGCGCGGCTCGCCTTGAGCCTTCATCCGAAACCATCATCCGGGCGCACAGGCGTGCGGCTGCCATCGAGCGGCTGCGCGCCTCCGTCGTGGATATCGACCTAGCCTAAAGGGGACAGCATGGACCAGACGGCAGAAACCATCGCCACGCTCGCGCGCAGGATCGCGCAGCTCGAGGAGGACCGCGACGCTTGGGAGGCGCGCGCCAACCACGGCGTCCGCGACATCATGGCGCTCTCGCTCTGCGCCGCTTGGCTGCAGGGGCACGCTTCCGACCGCGAGATCGCCGCGCTCGGGTTCGACGAGGAGGCGCTCGAGATCATCGCCGACCGCGCATCGAACGAGGTCTACAGCAGGCTGCAGCGGCTCGGGCTCGCGCCCGCCGTGCAGGACGACTGATGCGGACCCAGCGCCTCGACCGGGTGGCGTTCCACGTCGAGGGCGAGCCTGCGCCGGGCGGCTCGAAGAGCGCCTTCTTCCACAAGCACACCGGGCGGATCGTCGTGACCGACGCGGGAGGCAAGCGCACAAAGCAGTGGCGCGCGCTCGTGGCGACCGCCGCGCGGGTGGCAATGGACGCGCGTGAGGTGATCGATCCACCGATCGGGCTGACCATCACCTTCCGCATGACGCGCCCCGCGTCGCACCTCACGAAATCTGGCGCACTGCGCAAGGGCGCGCCGATAGTGCCGATCGTGCGGCCCGACATGACGAAACTACTACGCTCGACCGAGGACGCCCTCACGGGGATCGTCTGGGGCGACGATGCCCACATCTGCGAGCAGCTCATTTACCGCATCTACGCGCATCCGGGCGAGCCCGCCGGGGCGCACATCACCGCGTACCACATCCGCCTCTCGCAGGCTGACGGGCTCGCGCCCGAGGAGGACTGATGCCAGCGCACCGCAAGAAGATCACGGCGACAGGCAAGCGGTGGACGCACCGCCGCGTGCATCCCGCGATCACGCACATCCATCAGGACATCGAGGGCATGGACGATTGCCTCTGGTTCCTGCTGCGCGGGGACGCGCACCACGACAACCCGCACAGCGACCACGACCTGCAGCGCCAGCACCTTGACGAGGCGGTGCGCCGGGGCGCGTGCATCATCGACGTGGGCGACCTGTTCTGCGCGATGGGCGGCGTGGGCGACCCGAGGGCGGTCAAGGGCGCAGTCGCGCGCCCGGAGCACGCCAACGCTACGGACTACCTTGACAGTCTCGTACGGCACAATGCCGACTTCCTGCTGCCCTACGCGCACCATTTCGCGGTCATAAACCAAGGCAACCACGAAACATCGGTACTTAAGAAACGTGAGTCGTGCCTCACGACGCGGCTCGTCGAGCGCATCAACACCAAGGCCGACTCGAATATCGTCGCGGGCGGCTACGGCGGCTGGCTTCACGTCACGATGCAGATGCACGGGCAGAAGACAGGGCTATGGGTCAAGCTCTTCCACGGCAGCGGAGGCGGCGGGCTCATGTCATTCGACACGCTCCGCATCCGCCGGCAGGCGTCGTACCTGCCCGGGGCAGACGTGGTGGTCTGCGGGCATGTCCATGAGCGCTGGTGCCTTGAGATCACGCAGGAGGAGCCGACCGCCAACGGCGGCTGCTACAAGGTGCAGCACAAAAGCCAATGGCATGTTCGCACCGGGACATACAAGGACGAGTATGGCCACGGCACGGGCGGCTGGCACATCGAGCGCGGTGCGCCGCCGAAGCCGCTCGGCGGCTACTGGATGCGCCTGTCTTTCAGCCTCGTCAAGGACGAGGGCAAGGCGACAACCCGTCCCCGCGTAGAGTTGATTCCGGCATGAGCGACAAGGCACCCGAGACACGCACCCAGCGCGAGCGTCGCGTGATGCGCGCTGCGCTTTCGCGCATCATCGAGGAGGGCGATGCGGACGCCGCACTCCTGCTCGTGTCCTTCCACCGACCCGGCAGCACCTACCGCCGGCTGATGAAGTTTGGAAACGGGATGACCTGCGCGAAGATGGCCACCGACGCTAGCGACCACTTCGAGGACATGGACTTCGACCCCTTTGAGGCAACGGACCAATGAACAGCACGACGGAATCGGAGTTGGCGACCATCATGCTCGCCATCGGGCGCCTTGAAGGCAAGGTCGATTCCCTCCTCGGCAGGCAGGACGAGCTGCAGCAATCGATCCAGCGGCTCGAAACGCGCGTCCACGACATCGAAGGGATGAAGCACAAGATGCTCGGGGCGGCGGCGGTCATCGGCGCGGTCGTGTCGCTTGCGATGCGGTTCGTCAAGATCGGGCCATGATCCCGTCCCGTACGCAAGACTCGGCGATTGCGTGCGCGTTTCGCATATGCGCCATTGCTGCGGGCATCATGGCGTACATGTGCGCCGTGGCGCTGGTCATTTTCGCCATCGGCTGCAGCGACACGCAGCGGATAGCCGATGCATCGGGAGTGATCCGCCGCAACGCCGAAAGCAGCAAGGACCGCTTCGAGCGTGTGGAAACCTCGGCACTTGCGGCCAAGGATCGACAGGTTGCCACAGAGGCGAAGGCCGGGGCAAAGGAACAGGCGACGATCATCGGGGCGACCGAGGCGATCGTCCGCGCGCTGCCGGGCGTCAAGGACGTGACGCCGTGGTGGGCGACCCTGCTCTCCTACGGGCTCATCGCGCTATCCGTGGTAGGTGTGGTGGCGCTGCTGTGGATGACGGGGCTCGGCGCGTTCATGAAGCGCCTGCTCGCCGCACTCGGGCTGATGATCCCCGCCTCGGAGCGACGGGAGGCGAACATCGCCGCCAAGGCGCTGAACGACGATAGTGACGTGACATTGCGCGAGTGGATCGCGGTGCGCCGCGCGCAGGATCCCATGTTCGACGCCGCCTACAGGAGAGAGGCCCGTGATCGCAAGAAGCGGACAAATGCCACCAGACGACTCGCAGACACCACCGATCGACCTTGACGGCATCGAGGACGGGCGCCCGTGGTTCCAGTTCGTGTGGCCCGTGGGCTCATGGGACCGCTGCGGCACGCGCGCGAGGCAGTTGCGCATGAACGCCGACCCCATCACGCCGGGGACCGTCAGCATCGAGGTGACGCTTGACGACGGCGAGGTGGTCGCCGCTATGATCCGCACGAGCGACCTGATGCGCTTCGTGGCGCACGCGGTCGCGGCTACCGGAGATACCTATGACCCTCATCGCTGACATGTCCTCCTTCCTCGGCTCCATCTGGTTCGCGCTGCTGTGCGGCGTGATCGGATACGTCGCGGGCAACATCGTGCCCATCGGCAAGCTGTTCAAGAAGGACTGACCGACAACCCCCCGGAAGCGACATGCGCCCGCACTACGGTGTGGGCGCTGTCGTATCGTGACAGCATGAGTGACATCGTTCCAATGGAGGGTCAGGGCGGCTCTTCGCTCTTTCGTGACCCGCACCACGTCCGCGAGGACTTGCGCACGCTGACCGCCGCGCTACGGGCAGGATGGGACGTGCCAGAGGACGTGAGGCGCGACGCCCGCGACATCGCCGCGAGCATCATGCGCAGCAGCCCGGTGGACCGCGACCGCATCGCAGCCGTGCGCCTGCTCGTGCAGATGCGCAAGGACGATGTCGAGGCGCTGGCGCTCCTCGACAAGATCGGGCGCCTTGAGAGCGGCGAGGCGACCGAGCGGATCGAACTGAAGCCGATCACCTTCGAGCGGCGCGACTGATGGTCGAGCTGCGCCTGCCGCCGCTCTACGGCAAGCAGTACGACGCCATCCACGACCCGCGCCGGATCGTCGTGATCGAGGCGAGCTCGAAGGCGGGCAAGACCGCCGGATGCCTCGTGTGGCTGCTCGGGCGCGCGTGGAACGACAAGACCGCCGGGCATTCGTACTGGTGGGTGGCGCCCGTCTACCAGCAGAGCCGCATCGCGTTCGACCGCATGAAGGCGTGGCTGCGGCAGTCCGATCCGCTCAAGCGAGTGTGGAAGAGCCACGACACCGAGATGTGGGTCGAGCTCGCGTCGGGCTCGCGGATCTGGTTCAAGAGCGGCGACGACCCCGACAACCTGTACGGCGAGGACGTGTACGGCGCCGTGCTCGATGAGGCGACCCGGATGCGCGAGGAGTCGTGGCACGCCGTGCGCTCGACCCTGACCGCCACGCGCGCGCCCGTGCGGATCATCGGCAACGTCCGGGGACGCCGCAACTGGGTCCACCGCCTCGCGCAGCGGGCCCAGCAGGACGGCGCAGGCGACATCGGCTACCACAAGCTGACCGCGTGGGATGCGGTCGCCGGCGGCGTGATCAAGCGCGAGGAGGTCGAGGCGGCGCAGCGTGACCTCCCGGCAGCCGTGTTCCGTGAGCTCTACCTCGCCGAGCCGAGCGACGACGGCGGCAACCCGTTCGGCATCGACGCCATCGCCAAGTGCGTGCGCCCGGACACCGAGGGCGCGGTCGCGGTCTGGGGCGTCGATCTGGCGAAGTCGCAGGACTGGACGGTCGCCTGTGGGCTTGACGAGCAAGGCAACGTAGTCGCACTCGAGCGGTGGCAGGGGCAGTGGGCGGACACCAAGAGCCGGCTCGTCCGCATGATCGGCGAGACACCAGCGCTCATCGACTCGACGGGCGTGGGCGACCCCATTGTCGAGGACCTGCAGCGCGACCTCCCGAACGTCGAGGGCTTCAAGTTCACGGCTCCCTCGAAGCAGCAGTTGATGGAGGGGCTAGCCGCCGCGATCCAGCAAGGGCGCATCGGCATCCCCGACGGGTGGCTCCGCAGCGAGCTGGAGGCGTTCGGCTACGAGCACACCCGCACAGGCGTAAGGTATGAGGCACCTGCAGGACTTCACGACGACGGCGTCTGTGCGCTCGCCCTCGCCGTGCGGCATCTGGCATACGCCCGCTCGAACACCCTCGACATACGGATCTTCTGACCTCATGGGCATCCTCGACCTCTTCCGCCGCAAGCGACAGGACACCGCAGACGCATACTTCGAGTCGAGCCTGTCCGTCATCGACAAGGGCGGGCGGGTCAAGGCGCAGCCGTTCTCCTACGGCTCGGCGGTGCGCGCGTACTCGTCGTGGATCTACGCCGCCGCGAGCATCAACGCGCAGGCGGTCGCGTCCGTGCCGCTGCGCCTGTACGTCCGCACGCGTCCGGGGCGCAAGCTCTTCGACACCCGCCGCGTGCCGCGCGCGCGCAAGGCGTACCTCATGGGCGACACGGCGCATCAGCCATCGCGGCTCGTGATGCGCAAGGCGCTCGCCGGCGACTTCGAGGAGGTGGCGTTCGAGCACCCCGTCCTTGAGGTGCTGCGCAAGGCGAACACGGTGGACGACGGCTTCGGGCTGGCGATGACCCGCATCCTGTTCCTTGAGCTCACGGGCAACGCCTACCTGCATCCGGTCTTCGACGCTGCGCTCGGCATCCCCGTCGAGCTGTGGACGATGCCAAGCCAGCACGTCAAGGTGATCCCGTCCGTCGATGGGCTGATCGCCGGCTACCGCTACGGCGCGGACCAGCAGACCGAGCAGGACTTCACGCTCGACGAGGTGATCCACTTCCGCCGCCCGAACCCCAAGAGCCTGCTCTACGGCATGGGCAAGCTCGAGGGCGCGTGGGGCGTCGCGCAGCAGAACGAGGCGATTCACGAGATGGACCTGTCGTTCTTCGAGAACAACGCGCGCCCGGACTATGCGGTCATCGTCAAGGGCGGCGCGGGGCGCGAGCAGCTCGAGCGCTTCGAGACGAAGATCCGCGAGGCGCTGCAGGGCACGCGCAAGGCGGGCAAGTTCTTCGCGGTCACGGGCGACGTGGACATGCGCCCGCTGTCCTTCCCGACGAAGGACCTGTCGGGGCGCGACGAGATCGTGGAGGAGATCGCCGCCGTCTTTGGCGTGCCCGTGTCGATGCTCAAGGCCAACGACCCCAACCTCGCTGCCGCCAAGAGCGGCTACGCGCAGTGGCGCGAGAGCACCATCGCCCCGATCTGCCGGCTCGACGAGGAGACGCTGAACGCCAAGCTCCTCCCGCTCTTCGGCATCGAGGACGACGCCTACCTCGCATATGACAACCCAGTCCCCGCCGACCGCACGCAGGATCTGGTCGAGCGCCAGACCTCCGTCGCGGGCGGCTGGATGACGCCCAACGAGGCGCGGCTTGAAGCCGGCTACGACCCCGTTCCCGACCCGTCCGCCGACCGCCTGTACGTCAACGGTCAGCCGCTCGGCGCGAGCCCGATGGGCGCATCGCCCTTCGGCGGGCTGTTTGGGGCGCAGGGAGGCGCGCAGAGCCGTCCGAGCCTGCCCGCCCCGTCCGTAGAGCCCGAGGACGCGGAAGCCGTCACGGAGCCCGTGCAGGCGTTCAAGCGCCTCGTCAGCAAGCCGCTCGTCACGGGCGGCGACGACTGCGTGAGCAACAACATCAGCACCCTGATGGGCGAGGGCTACCCCCGCGAGCAGGCCATCGCTATCGCTATCAGCGTCTGCGAGGGCAAGGCGTGGAGCGAGGCCGATCCCGCCAAGGCGCTTGAGGACGTTGACACCAAGCCCACCTCCGAGATGGCGGACCTCGCCAACCGTGGACTCGCGCTGCGCGAGGAGTACGGGCGCGGCGGCACGGCGGTCGGCGTGGCACGCGCACGGGACATCGGCAACCGGGCGAACCTGTCCCCCGAGACTGTGCGCCGGATGCACGCATACTTCAGCCGCCACCGCGTCGACCTCGACGCCGAGGGCGCGCAGCCCGGAGAGGACGGCTACCCGTCCGCAGGCGCCATCGCGTGGATGCTGTGGGGCGGCGACCCGTCGAACCCGGACGGCGCAGGCGCAGGCTGGGCGGCCCGCAAGGTCGAGGAACTGGACGCCGCCAGCGAGAAGCGCATCACGCGCAGCGTCGTGCTGGACCTCGTAGGCGAACTGGACCGCCACGGGCGCAGCGAGGACGATGCGATCCTCGACAGGCTCGTCGCGGCGGTCGACAAGCAGATGCAGCCGCACGCCGACGCCGAGCGCAAGTTGCTGGAGTACATCTACAGCGACGATCTCGCAGACACCGACCTCAACACCGATACGCTCCTCAAGGCGTTCGGGCTTGACACGCCGCAGGTCATCACCAAGGAACTGAACACCGATGAGCAGCCCTGACCATTCGATTCCTCCCGCAGTCCTCGCAGCCGCGCTTGCCAAGAAGGCGAGCGAGCGCGCAGAGCGTGCGCGTGTCGCAGCCGATGCCGCACGCGATGAGGTCGAGCAGGCGCACAAGTCCATCGCCGTCATCAAGCAAGGACCAACGGGTCCGCAAGGCGTACCCGGTCCACAAGGCCCACAAGGCGAGCGCGGAGAACCGGGGCGCGACGGGCGCGACGGCGAGTCGATTGTCGGTCCCCGTGGTCCCCAAGGCGAACCCGGCGAGAAGGGCGAACCCGGCGAGCGCGGTCCCGCAGGTCCACGCGGTCCACGCGGTCCCGCAGGCGGCGCGCCTGTCCTTGTGAATCCCGAGTTCGAGACCCTGTCCGTTCGCGGCAAGACCACGCTGAAGGGCGACCTTCAGGTAGACGGCGACTTCACGCTTGGCGACGATGTCACCATCGCGGACACGCTCACGGTGCAGGGCGCGACCGGGCTGAACGACACGCTTACGGTCGCAGGTGTGACGCGCATCGATGACACGACCGCAAGCACCAGCACGACCACGGGCGCGCTGCGCGTGGCGGGTGGCGTCGGCATCGGCGGAGCGATCAACGTTGGCGGCGACTCGCGCTTCACCAGCACGGGCGCGATCACGATCCCCAGCGGCACGATTGCGCAGCGACCCGGCACGCCTGCGGCAGGAATGATCCGGCACAACAGCACAAGCAGCCGACTGGAGTACTACAACGGGACCGCGTGGCAGACGTTCCAGCCCGAAACGCTTGAGGTTGAATACCTCGTCGTGGCGGGTGGTGGCGGCGGTGGCGGCATCGGATACGCGGGTGGTGGCGGTGGTGCAGGAGGATTCCGCACCGATGGCGGGACGCTGCTTTCGCTGGCAAGTGGAACGTCGTACACGGTCACTGAGGGCGGCGGAGGTGCAGCCGCTGTCGGCAATGGTCGCGGAACCTCTGGTAACGACAGCGTCTTTGCGTCAATCACATCAACGGGCGGCGGCGGCGGCGGCGGTGTTGCCGGAACACCTCCGGCGACTGGAGGCTCTGGTGGTGGTGGCGGTCGTACTGCCACAGGTGCAGCAG